GATGTCTTTTGTCACAGTTTTTTGGGTGTGAAGTACACGCGCTCAGCTTATGTTGAGAAGTCAGTACATACATTCAACATGAATGTGGCAGCTGAAGCATTGGCACATAAGACTTTGGACGCTTTTCGCATCTCAAGTGCCAATGCCGGGAGGGTCCAAAATGTCAACTTCGACAGACTGGGCGGTAGAAATGAGGCCATTGCATGTTTGCCCTACTTGTTGGCTGTTCAATCAGCCGAAGTTTACAAGTCTGGGGTTTCACGTGCCTTGGCCTATGCAAAAGAGTCGGCCAGGGACTCTTCGCGACCCGGAATGTCCTGATTGGCATGATTGTGGGCCACTATCCACTGAAGCCACACAGGCTATTGTCACCAAATGTTAGCATGAAGCTACATATATGTAAAAAGTATGACAATGCCAGTGCGACGTCGGTGGCTGTATATAGCAAACATTGTGTTATGTATGACAGTGGCTTCATCCTCGCTCCCTTCATGTATTCACCCTCACACCCCGACAATCAAATACTATGCACCACTAGATTTGCTTCAGTCATGAAACCACAGCCAAAGGAAAGAGCAGTGGAGTATTTTGATTTCGCATGTAAACTAATCGAAAAAATTTTTACCCCCCCCCTACAGTCTGATGAGGTCACAGTTAGCCAGAGTTTGCAAGACTCAAACTACAGCAAAGGAAGAAAAATCACATTGCGCAATGAGTTTGAGCAAATGTGCAACTTGGGCAGTGACACTCAAAGGAACAAGAGCCATGTTAAGCTCGAACAGTACCTGCCCTCCAAGGGAGTTCTGAAAGTGCCGCGTGGCATTAACAGCTACACGGACATGAGTAAGGCCTTTTTGAAACGTGTCTTCCACTTAGTGGATAAGGCCACATTCAAGACCAAATGGTTTGTAAAAGGCTGTAACCCCATTGATCGTCCGGCCCTGATGCGTGAGTTATTTGGTCAGTCAAGGATCATGAATACTGACTTCTCAAGTTTTGAGGCTCACCATTCAGGAGTCTATGCCAAGGTTGTTCACCATTGGGCCATGCACATGACACGAAACATGGACCTTGGCGGATCAGCACGGAGGTACATCTCAAGGATGATGCTAGGTACGAATGTTTGCGAATTTAAACATTTGACTCTACGTGTTCCACAAAGACTGATGAGCGGTGCACTTTGGACGAGTAGCGCAAATGGCGTGCTGAACCTTACTATTCTCAGCTATCTATGTGGTGTTGCACATCATGTCGAAAAATTCGGTTTTGAGCCCACCACAGAATGGTTGCTCGAGAACCATGATGTTTATTTTAAGGGGCTTGTCGAAGGTGATGATGGCATTTTCATCTCACAGAAGATTGATAAGTCACTGATTAACTCCATGGGCCTTGAGTTAGATTTGGACGAGCACGAGAATTTCGGGCTAGCTTCTTTTTGCGGCGTTGTTTGTGACCCTGATTCACTAGACGTCGTCATAGACCCGATAAAGACGTTGCGTAAGATATTCGCTCTGCCAATTAATTTGGCCCGCGCTAAAGAGACGAAACTACTTTCGGCGCTGAGATGTGCTGCCCTCTCATGTAAATACCTCGCGGGAAATTCACCTGTCGT